GCCCGACCTACCCCAGCAGGCTGACGTGCAGCGCGTCCAGCTCTGGGACTGACCCCAAGGAATGAATCATGGCTGAACCCATCTCCGCCAGCTCGACCGCCGCCCTCGCCGTAACGGGCATCGGCGCGATCACGCTGGTGCCAGGCGTCGACGCGGCCACAGTGCTGGGCGCGTTCGCGGGCGCCGCAGTTTTCGCCCTGAATTCGGACGAGCTGACGACCGGCAAGAAGATTGCCTTCCTCATGCTGTCCATCGTGATGGGGTGGCTCGCAGCGCCGCTGGCCGCATCGCTGATCGCCCGCATCCTGCCGGCCGACACCGAAGTCAGCCACGGCGTGGGCGCGCTGGTCGCCTCGGCCGTGCTCGTTAAGCTGCTGCTGGCGTTGATCCGGCTTGCCGACAACGGCGACCGCCTGGTAGCGCTCTTCCGGGGCAACAGCGACGGGGGTGCCAAGTGAAGACGCTCTACGTGTTTCAGGCGCTGCTGTGCGCCCTGATCGCCATCCGGCTGCTGTTCTTCCGCCGCAATGGCGCCGCGCATCGCCCGTGGGCCGCGCGGCTGGCCTACGCCCTGATCGTCATGGCCGGCGCCGTGGCCATCGGCGTAGCGTTCGAACGGTATGAATGGGCGCTGCTGGCGCTCAACGGCATCACTGCCGTTCTCTGCATTGCCATCTATGCCGTGCGCGGAAACGTGGTCGAGCTGTTCCGCATTACCGGCCTCGATCCGGATGGTGATGGTGAGTCCCTGCTGCTGCGCCTGCTTCGGAGATCCCGTCATGACGCTACTGCGACGCGGTGACGTAGGCGCCGAGGTACGCGAGCTGCAGCGCCTGCTGCGCGTGCGTGGCGCCCGTATCGACCTGACGGGTGCATTCGATGACGCGACTGCTGCGGCCGTCGTGGTGGCGCAGGCGCGCTACGGCCTGGTCGTAGATGGCGTGGTCGGCAACAAGACGATGTTGGCCCTGCAGCTCGATGGGCGCATCCCCGGCCACCTCGGCGCCGACGATCTGCGCCGGGCGGCGAGAACGCTGGACGTGAAGCTGGCCGCCGTCCGTGCGGTCAATGAGGTGGAGAGCCAAGGCTCGGGATTCCTGCCTGACGGCCGACCGGTGATCCTCTTCGAGCGCCACATCATGTACCGGCAACTGCGCGCCGCCGGCCATGACGCGGACCAGCTCGCCCGTCAGTATCCGAACATCGTCAACCCGGCACGCGGCGGATACATGGGCAAGGCCGCGGAGCATATGCGACTGGCGCAGGCCGCCGGGCTTGACCAGGCATGCGCACTTGCCTCGGCGAGCTGGGGCCTGTTCCAGATCATGGGCTATCACTGGGAGCGCCTGGGCTATGCCAACGTGCATGCCTTTGCCGATGCCATGCGCAGCGGCGAATCCCAGCAGCTCGACGCCTTCGTACAGTTCATTGCGACGGATCCCACCCTCCACAAGGCGCTGAAAGGTCTGAAGTGGGCGGCATTTGCCTCTGGCTACAACGGCCCAGCCTACAAGGACAACCTCTATGACGTGAAGCTGGCCCGCGCCTTCACACGTTACGAGGCCGAAGAACAGGTGCCCGCATGAACCGGCCGCTCGCTATCGCCCTGGGCACCGTCGTCACCCTGCTGGCGGCAGCCGCTGCAGGTGCCTGGTTCACCGACCGGTACCGGGAAACCGTGCGCCGTGCCGACGCATCGGAAACCATGGTGGCATCGCTGCGCGCCCAGCTCGACAGCACCGATGCGGGTGTTGTCGAAGTCACCAAGTACGTCGACCGCGTGCAGACCATCCACGTGAAGGGCGACACCATCGTCAAGGAGATTCCCCGTTATGTCACCATCGAAGCTGATGCCGCTTGTACTGTGCCTGGTGGCTTTGTCCGCCTGCACGACGCCGCCGCCACCGGTAGCGTGCTCGATTCGGATTCCGGAGACGCTGATGCGGCCCCCTCAGGGGTTCCACTCTCTGCCGTCGTCGGCACCGTCGCCGACAACTACACCACCGGCCACATCAATGCCGCTCGGCTGACAGCGCTGCAGGACACCCTGCGCGCGCAAGGCGTGACGATCATCGGGGAGCCATCGCAATGAGAAAGCCCGTAGAGCTGCGCGCGGCGATCACCGCTGTCGTGCCGGACCTGAAGCGCAACCCGGACAAGCTGCACCTGTTCGTGGAAGAGGGCCGCGTGGTGGCCACTGGCGCGAAGACGATCTCATTCGAGTATCAGTACACGCTGACGCTGCTCGTGACGGACTTTGCGGAGAGCGCGGACACGATCACTGTGCCGGTGATGGCCTGGCTGCGTGAACACCAGCCGGAGCTGTTCACGAACCCGGACAGGCGGCCCGATGGCTTCAAGTTCGAGACCGACATCCTGAATCACAACTGCGTCGACCTGCTGATGCGGATTCCGCTGACCGAACGGGTGATCGTCAAGGTGGTCGATGGGCGCTACCAAGTGACGCATGCCCCGGAACCCGCAAACGAGTACGACGACCCGTCCGGCTGGAAGCTGCCTGCGCCGTGAACAGTCTCGAAGACCTGACGGCGTGGGCAGGTGCGTTGTTGCACAAGCTCGACGCCAGCGAACGCCGCACCCTCCTGCGTGCCGTGGCCAATGAGCTGCGGCGCCGGCAGACGGTTCGGATCGCAGAGCAGCGCAATTCCGATGGTTCTGCCTATGAGCCGCGCAAGCCGCGCCTCAGGCAACGCGCCGGACGGGTCCGCCGCGCGATGTTTATGCGCCTGCGCACCTCGCGTTTCATGAAAGCGCAGTCCGATCCGAATAGCGCTGTGGTGAGTTTCATCGGCCGCGCCGAGCGCATTGCGGCAGTCCACCAGTTCGGCCTGCGCGACCGCGTGAACAAGGGCGGCCTCGAAGTCCAGTACGCCAAGCGCGAGCTGCTCGGCTTCGAAGAGAACGATGTGGACCGCCTGGCCGACATGGTGCTGACTCACATAGCGCCATAGCGTGGAGCATATGCGACGTCCATCGGTATCAGCGGTCGTGAACCTCAAGTTTCGCCCCATATAATGGCGCAGCGGCATCAGACGATGCCTTACGCCACGCAAATCTGGGGGCACCATGATCGCAAATCCAGCGGTTCTATCCGTGTTGTTATTCCTTGTTGGCAAGGCAATAGACCTGTTGCACGTGGATCGACAAGTCGTGGGGTGGGTCTGTTGGGGTCTTGCCGCCGTACTGCTGATCGTCGCTGTGTTCCAATGGCTGCGTTGGCCAGGCAATTATGGGCGTCGATTGGAGAGCATCTGGTATCTCCGCTTGAATGGGCGAGTCTCCTTGCGCAAGGCGGCCGAAATCTTGTATAGCGAGGCCAGGGCGCAAGACTCGATCTGGGCCCACGCGGCTGAGCGCCTAAGCATCGATCCATCGCCAGACGGGATCCTCTGCTACATCGGGGAAATGATCGTCAGTGATTCGACAATCTATGGTCGCCGCCCACCGTCGACGCACATCGAAACGCTCGGCCCAATGCAACTGAAATACGGATCCATTCAGAACGGAGCGCGTGAGTTTCATCTGCGCGGCAACGGCACCTCCGTCTTTACGGACTTGGAAGTGAGCACCAAGGAGTTGCGGCGAAACCTGCGCGAGCTTCGCGAATCCCTGAAGACCACCACGTCAATCTGATTCCGTACCCCCCTTTCCTCCGCCGTTTCTTTGGCGGATGTTGTGCCGGCAAGTCGCACAACATGGATTGAGTGACCGCCACGCGCGCGCAAGGCACGCTGGTGGGTATGGACACCGCTGAAATCCTCCGACTGATCGAGAACCTGCTGCGCACCGGCACCGTTGCCGAGATTCAGCATGGCAAGCCGCCGCGCGTTCGCATCAAATCAGGCGGCCTCGACACCGATTGGCTGCCCTGGGCTGAGCGCCGCGCAGGCGGTACCCGCACGTGGAGCCCGCCGACCATTGGCGAGCAGGTGCTGCTCTTCTGCCCCAGCGGCGAGCTGCGCAACGGCATCGTGCTGTGCGGCATCCCCTCTGATGCTTACGACACCCCGAGCCACAGCCCGGCCGAGACGGTCACCGAATACCAGGATGGCGCCACCGTTGTCTACGACCATACCGCAGGCATGTTGCGCGTGAAGGGTGTCACAACGGTTCTGGTGGAAGCCAGCACCCAAATCATTCAACGCTGCCCCGAGAACATCATCGACGGCAATCTCACGGTGAAGGGCCTCCTCTCCTACCAGAACGGCATCGCGGGCACGGGCGGTGAGAACGGCAACGTCATCACGGGGGACTTCAACCACCAGGACGGCAAACTGTCGTCGAACGGCGTGGTACTCGATGACCATGGCCACGGCGGGGTGCAGCGCGGTGGCGTCTGGACGGAGGGCACGCGATGACCTATCTCGGCCTCAACAGCGCCACTGGCCGCGCCATAAGCGATCTCGCGCACATCTGGCAGTCCATCCGGGACATTCTGACCACACAAGAGGGCACGCGCGTCATGCGGCGCACCTACGGCTCCCAAGTGCCAATGCTGATCGACCAGCCTTTGAACGAGGTTACGCGGCTGCGGGTCATGTCCGCCGCCGTGGCCGCCATCGTGAAATGGGAACCGCGCGTGCAGGTCAACTCTGCATCCTTCGAGGTCAACGGCGAAGGTGCCATGACGGTGGATCTGGATGCGGATCGCGTCGACGGTGCCCGTAGCACACCGCTCGGCACGCTCTCCATTCCCCTGCGCGAGGCCAATGCATGACGACGCCCATTGATCTGACCCGCCTCCCGGTGCCCGATGTGGTCGAGAACATCGACTACGAGACCATCGTTGCGGAGCGCAAGGCGTACTACATCGGCCTATATCCGGTCGACCAGCAAGCCGACGTTGCGAAGACGCTGCAGCTCGAATCGGAACCCGTGGTCAAGTTGATTCAGGAGAACGCCTATCGCGAGACCATCCTGCGTCAGCGCGTGAACGATGCCTCGCGCGCGCGCATGCTGGCGTACGCCAAAGGCAATGACCTCGAACACGTTGCCGCGAACTACAACGTGGCGCGCCTGGTCGTGACGCCAGAAGACACCACCACCGAGCCGCCCACGGCGGCGGTGATGGAAGAGGACGATTCGCTGACCGAGCGCACACAGCTTGCTTTCGAAGGGCTGTCCACCGCTGGGCCGCGCGAAGGCTACAAGTTCCACGCACGCAGCGCGGATGGTCGCATTGCCGATGTCAGCGCAATCAGCCCCGCACCGTGCGAAGTCGTCATCACCGTTCTCGGCATCGAGGGCGACGGCAGTGTTGAGCAGGACGTGCTGGACAACGTGGATGTGGCGCTCAGCGACGAAGACGTGAGGCCGCTGGCCGACCGTCTGATCATCCAGTCCGCCCGCATCACGCACTACGAGATCGACGCCACCGTCTTTACGAAGAGCAATGGCCCCGAGCGTGAGCTGGTGCTAGTCGAGGCCGCCAGGCGCATCGATAGCTACCGCCGGGAAAGCCGGCGACTCGGACGGGACATCGATCGCTCCGCCATCAACAGTGCCCTGTTCGCCGAAGGCGTGTCGCGTGTCGAGATCCGCTCGCCTGCGGAGGATGTGGAGCTGGACGAAACACAGGCGGCCTACTGCACGTCAGTGAATGTCGTGGATGGGGGCGCACGTGACTAGGATCCTGCCGCCCAACGCGGCGCCCGTCGAGCGGAACATCGCTGCGACCGGCGCCGCCATCGAGCGCATTCCGGTCCCGATTCGGGATCTGGGCGACGGGGCAAAGTGCCCGGCCAGCGTGCTGCCTTTCCTCGCGTGGGAAAGGTCCGTCGACCGCTGGGATCCGAACTGGCCAGAAGGAACGAAGCGGGCGGTGATCGACGCATCGTTCTTCGTGCACCAGCGCAAGGGCACGGTCGGGGCGATCCGCCGCGCCATCGAACCGCTGGGCTACCTAATCCGTGTGGTGCCCTGGTACGACATGAATCCGGAAGCCCCGCGCGGAACCTTTCACCTCGATGTCGGCGTGTTGGATACCGGCATTACCGAAGAAATGTATGCCGAGCTGGAGAGGCTGATTGACGATGCCAAGCCCCTCTCGCGTCACCTGACTGGCCTGACCATCAGCGTGGAGACACGCGGCTCCATCCGCTACACCGGTGCGCCGCTGCTCGGCGATGTCGTCACTGTCTACCCGTATTCCCCGGAACCCGTCGAAGTCACCGGCGCGGCGCTCTTTGCCGGTGCCGCGCACTTGGTCGACACCATTACCGTCAACCCCCTCTAAGCCATGGCGCAAACCTATTTCCTCATCCCTACCGCTATCGGCGAGGCCAAGCTCGCCAACGCCCAGGCACTCGGCGTCGCCTTGAAGCTCACCGCGATGGCGGTTGGCGATGGGAACGGCGCACTTCCCGTGCCTAGCCGAGATCGAACTGCGCTTGTCAACGAAAAACGTCGAGCGGCGATCAACTCCATCGTTCAAGACCCAACTAACCCAAGCCAATTCATTGCAGAGCAGGTCATCCCGGAGAATGTCGGGGGCTGGTGGATTCGTGAGGGTGGGTTGTTCGACGTCGACGGCGATCTCATCTATTACGCCAACATTCCCGAGACGTACAAACCAGTTCTTGCTGAAGGATCGGCCCGCAATCAGATCGTGCGCCTGGTCGGTGCCATGACTGGCGGCGCAAGCGTCGAGCTGAAAGTAGATCCGTCGATCGTGCTTGCCACGCGCGACTACGTCGACACGCAGCTTGCCGGCGAGCTGGCGAAGCGCGATGCCAAGCAATCCGTCCTTGTCGCCACGACCGCCGCGCTTCCCGCTTTGTCAGGTCTGCTCAACGTCGACGGCGTTGCACTCCCTGCCGGTGCGCGCGTACTGGTAAAGGACCAAGCGGCGGGTAAGGACAACGGCATCTATGTTGCCGCCGTCGGCGGGTGGGCGCGTGCCGCTGATGCCGACGCTGCAATGGAGGTAACACCGGGAATGCTTGTTCCCGTCGAGCAAGGCGATAAGAACGCCGACTCGCTTTGGCAACTCGCCACCGATGGCGTCGTTGTCATCGGTGTCACGGCGCTGTCGTTCGAAATGGCTGCTGGCAAGACCGGAGTCACGGGCGGTACCTACACAAGCGTGACGGTTGATGTCCGCGGCCGCGTGACGGGTGGGACAAATCCTCAAGCCTCAGAAACCGTCGCAGGCCCCGCAATGGCCGCCACGCAGGCCGAGACCGACGACGGCACCAATGACGCGAAGTTTGTCACGCCGAAGAAACTGGTTGCCTGGACCAAGCAGGCGACGGCGACGGTTCCCGGCATGGCCAAGATAGCGACACAGGCCGAGACCGACGATGGCACCGACGACACGAAGTTCGTCACACCGAAAAAGCTGGTCGCCTGGGTCAAGCAAGCCACCGAAACCGTTCTCGGCATGGCGAAGGTCGCGACACAAGCGATAACCGATGCCGGCACTAGCGACGCCACGATTGTGACGCCGAAGAAGTTGCGCAACGGAATCCTCTACTCGTTCGGCCAGACCGGATATCTGGTTTTTCCTTCGTGGCTTGGCGGCCTGGTCTTTCAGTGGGGTCTCTGGAACGGCATCAACAATGGGAACACGGTCAACGTGACATTCCCGATCGCATATCCGAACGCTGCCTACGTCGTTGTCGCGACGCAGGTTTCTCCGACAGGCGCCGCCTCGAGGATCGTTGAGGCAGTCATTCGCGGCACCACCTATTTCGACGCTTGGGGGAACTCGACCGCCAACGCGATTTATTACATCTCTATTGGACGATAAATCATGGCCCACAAGTTCAGCCCCACGACGCTGGCGTTCTATCCGAAAGCGCTCTTGTCCGCCTACGCGGACCTTCCCGACGACTTGATCGACGCAACCGAGGAGGAATGGCAAACGGTCGGTCTCGGCAGTGCGCCGGCTGGCATGACGCGCGGCTCTGTCAATGGCCGGCCGGCTTGGGTGGCGCCGCCGAGTCCAGACCTTGCGACTGCAATGTCCTGGGCGATTGCCGCAATTGATGAAGCAGCTGATGCGGCTCGCCTGGCGGTTGCAGGTGACCCGCTGCGCGCTGCCGAATACCAGATTGCAGAGACCGAGGCGAAGTCTTATCAGGCTGCAGGGTACGCTGGCGAATGCCCCCCAAGCGTGAAGAGTTGGGCCGAAGCCAAGGGGTGGACGTCAAAGGAAGCGGCCGACAATATCCTCGCCGAGGCTGGGGCATGGAATACTGCCCTGTACGCGCTTCGTGATGTCCGGCTCAAGGCAAAGGAAGCCGTACGGAGCGCGTCAACGTCCGAGGAGGCAATGGCAATCAGCCGGACGGCGGTCGATGGGATCAAGGCCAAAGTTGCGAATCTCGGCAACGCTGTGAGGTGATCATGTCCAGCGTGCGCCTTCTGTTCTCCACAACGCGCCTGCCGCTGTCGGTGGTCATCCGGGCCTTCACCTGGTCGCGCTGGTCACACGTGGCCGTGGTCGATGGCGACAGCGTGATCGAGGCCGTCGCGCTGCGCGGCGTGCGCCGCGCGCCGCTGGCCGATGCGCTGGCGCGCAGTGCGGACTTTGCGATAGCGGATCTGCCCGCGCGAGACCCGCAAGCGGTCGTGGACGCCGCGGCTTCCCAGCTCGGCAAGCCCTACGACTATTCGGCGCTCGCGGGTCTTGCGCTGCACCGCGACTGGCAGTCGGACGACGCGTGGTTCTGCTCGGAGCTGGTGGCGTGGGCATTCGAAGCTGCTGGCCAGCCCCTCGTGCGCCCGGAATTCCGCCGCCGCGTGTACCCGCAACACCTCTGGATGCTGCCGCCAACAGCGTCGATTCCCCTGCCCCTGCACGCCTGATGTTGTGCGCCGCTGGCGTACAACATCATTCGAGAGACAGCCTCGCGCGTGCGCAGCATCCTACCGGGACGATCCCACCATCGTCAGGATCACTCCCGGAGGACTGCATGCCATCTGACTACCACCACGGCGTACGTGTCGTTGAAATCAACGAAGGCACCCGCCCCATTCGTACCATCGCGACCGCCGTGCCCGGCATCGTCTGTATCGCTGAAGACGCGGACGCGACGGTCTTTCCCCTCAACAAGCCGGTGCTGCTGACCAGCCCCATGTCGTCGCTTGGCAAGGCTGGCGACAAGGGCACCCTCGCACCGACGCTGGACGCCATCACCGACCAGGCCAACCCGCTGACCGTCGTGGTGCGCGTGGCCAAGGGCGCAACCGACGCCGAGACCACCAGCAACCTGATTGGCGGCACCGATGCCAACGGCCGATTCACCGGCATGAAGGCGCTGCTGTCGGCCAAGAACAGCCTGGGCGTCACGCCGCGCATTCTCGGCATTCCGGGCATGGACAGCCTGCCGGTGGCCACGGAGCTGGCCAGCATCGCGCAGAAGCTGCGCGCC